GCGGTAAGATGAATGAGGGGCTGGACGTTGCGACCTATGCTGCATGGAATAACTTCGGTACAAAAAACGCCATGGGATGGGAGCTAATCCCGGCGCGCCCCTTCATGAAGTATTCATCTGATTATATTGCTGAATGGATGAAGTCCAGCCAATACAAAGAATTAATGAGCGATATCATTGCTGGGAGGATTACTCAGCAGCAGGCAATATTAATTATTGGTTCTAAGGCAGTGCAAATAACCAGAGCGACCATTAAAGAGAAAAATTTGTACAAACCAAACACGCCGGAAACGATAGCCAGGAAAAAAGGGAAATCCACACCATTGGTTGAGCACGGCGTTATGGGACAAACTGTAACTTATAAGGCGAATGTCAGATGAGAAGACTAGTTAATTTTTGGCGTCCGTTACCCATTGAGATAGTTGGCGGTATGCCACGCGAGGGATATTCAGAGCAACAATCCGCTTTCCTCAGTATGCAGCCGGTTGATGGTGGCGGTTCATTTCGGGCGTACCTAACCGGGCGCAAACCTCAAGATTACATGGAAGCCATTGGCGAAACGGATTTAGAGGTTACAGAAGAGGGCGAGGATAACGGCGCTATAGTCTTGTGTGCGGGTAAATATTACGAAGTGGTGCAGCGGCAGGAGTGGCAAAACGGCGTTATTAACCACTACGAATATTTGCTATTTGGTATGAAAGAACGGGACGCGCTCGCGCTGGTGGGATAATGACTAATTATACGGTCAAATTAATGACCGTTGACGGGGAATTATCATATTCTGATTATCGCGCAGAAAAGGCGACATTCACCGCTAACGGTAACAGCAAAGATATTTTATTCATCCCTTATAATTTTCGGGATCCGTCCGTAGTCAGTTCTGTTGTGCTGGATAATGGCAGCGGAACCACTATCAATATTTCGGCTGATTTCCGGCTGGATGTTGGCGATGTTGTCAAATTCCCGGCTGGCACACTCAAAGAGACCGATACACAGGCCAGACCAACAATTCTGAGCGGTGCGCCCTACGTTGCAATGGTACGGGCAAGACAGGCAATGATTGAGTTGGCGGGAGATAGTCCAATTTACGCACAACAGAAGATTCCAGAGTCAAAGGATCCGTTTACTGCCGTTCATCTTCTCACGTCATCGAGAGAGCCACAGGCATTCGCAAAGTCATGGGATGGCGATTACCGCGTTTATCACTACAACTGTGAAGCGAAAATTATCGTCATCCGGTCATCAGATGACGCTCAGGCATTTCTGGAAAACTTTTTGAATCAGGTCGATTCGACTGAAGGTGATTTCTGGCAGTTCGAAAATAACTGCTGTATTGACCGCTCGGGCGATTTCGAGAATAGCTCCCCTCTAATTGATAACCTCGTTTACCAGCAGATGGCACAGGTAACGCTGTCTTTGACATTTGTGTACCAGCATTACAAACGAGAGAGTTGGATTGAAAGCGCGACGGTCACACCGTGCGATAAAGTCACTCTCGCTATCAGGGGCTATTAAATGGCGAATTTAAGTCGGCTTTTTAGTGTAAAAATTGGGCGTCAAACTACCGCCGCTCAATATGGCGTGTTTGGTGTCGGGTTAATCCTCGCGCCGGGCGCGGCATTTTTCGGGAAAAAATTCACAGATTACGAATCCGCTGTCGTCGCGGATTTTGCCGATCTCTACCGGGTCTATACCAGCGCTGATGATGCCATTTCAGACGGCGTATCCGGCGATAATCTTCTGGCGGTTCAGGCGTATTTCTCTCAAAGTCCGTCACCGGATACGCTGGTTGTCGGCGATTTCTCAGCCGCTTACAGCAAAACTATGATTGCCCTGACGGGGGTTCCGGTTTCCGGCGCACCTACAACTACAAAGGCCACCATCGGCTATGTGAAAGGTACGGAATATCGCTACGCCAGTTATAACGGCACTACTTGGGCCGGGAGCACTGGCGCAGCGGCTGATATCGTTGCTGATGCAACGACTACAGGTCAGTTTCTGGTTGATGGTCGCATTGTCTATCTGGAAGGGGCCGAAGTTGTTCACGCTGAATCTACAGCGCTGGCTGCTGGCGTTAGTGCTGCGATTGCAGCTATCAAAAACCAGTACAACAAGTTCTTTATGTGCATGACGCCGTCGCGGAATCTGTCGATTCAGAAAGCTATTGCTGATTGGATCGAATCGCAGATTGATAAAATGGCGGTGTTTATCGACGACTACACGTCTTCCACCTGGGCGACTGACAACATTACGAAATACCTTTTCGATAAGAACATGGCGGGGTCGGTTGCCATTTCGACGAAGCTCGAAAAGAACTTCCTCGACGCTGCTATCGCCGGGCGTTGTCTTGTCATGCAACCGGGCTCAGAAACGTGGGCGCTCAAGACACTTAACGCCGTTCAAAGTGATGGATTCACCGAAACCGATTACCAGAAAATTAAGGCGCTAAACGGCAATACCTTTGAAGATTATGGTTCCGGTATCACGGTAACTTACCCCGGCACATGCGGCGACGGAGAAGCAATTGAAGTTGTTCGTTTCTGCTACTGGCAGGCCGACCGTATGCAAAAAGACCTTGCCACGCTGCATATCAACCGCAACAAAGTGGGTCATGACATGCCGGGCTATGAACTGGTCTGTAACCAGATGGAAAGCTCGCTGAAGGCGGGCCAGACCGCTGGCGGCATTATGGAAAACTTTACGGATGATAACGGAGATTATGTCCGTGGATTTACCGTAGTGCGTCCAACGATGTCAGAAATCAGCGCCGTGCAGCGTATTAAAGGCGATGTGACTATCAAATTCTCTTTCTACCTCCGCTACGCCATTAAGCACGTTGATGCTGTTGGTACAGCGATGACTTACGGGATTTAACTATGTATTTAGGCGTAATGTCCTCTAAAGACTGGCTGATTACCGTAGGCGTTGTGCCGGTAATCGGTCTGGCTAAAGACAGCAATATCACGCTGGAAATGACGGATGACCAGATTACCGTTTCTTCCGGCATCGGCGGCGACTGGTCTTTTATTGATAATCCGACTGAAGAAGGGTCTTTGACCTTCGTCACACAGCGAAATTCGCCGGTTAACACGGCTCTTTTTCTGATGCAGAAAACGAAGTCTGTAGTACCCGTCACGCTAACCAATACGCGTAATCTGTCGGTACACCGCATGGGTTACGCGATGTTTGCCCGTCAGCCTACTGATGGCGCAAATAACGGCGCTGGTGCTCAAACACTGGAATGGAAACTCGTTACTGGCGAGGTGGATTCGGTCATTAATGGAGTGAATATTACCTGATGGACGACTCAATCAAACACGTTGAAATCAACGGGCGTAAATTCTGTGTAGTCCGAATGAGCGCTTTTGATGCCATTCACTTTAATTTGCGCGTGGCGGAGATTCTCGCCAAACACGGTATCAGCCAGGTAGAAAGCATTCTTTCTATGTCGTCGAAGATTTTCGGTGTGCTTAACCGGGAAGACCACGACGAACTGTTGTTTACCTTACTGGCAAAATCCCGCGCTCAACTGGTCGATAATGGCGAGTTTCTGGATAGCTGGGACGCAGTGAATACCAATTTCACCGCTACCAACATTGCCGATGTTTATCTGGTGGCGCTGGAGTGCCTGAAGCTCTCCATTCTTCCGGTTACAGCAGGGTTAAAAAAAAATATTGGTCTGGACACAGCGGGAACGATGCAGGGAGCCATGCGGCAACTGTTCGGCGCCTTGCTGAAAACCTTGACCGAACCGTCCGCACCGAACTTGTCATCTGGCGAGTGATAGAAAGCGGCCTGATTAGCTTCAGCGATGTAGTGGCAGGCCGCGCCTCCTTTGATTCCATTATGAGAGCCTCCGCCGTTATCCAGTTTGATAACGCGGTTCAGCACGCGCTTAGTAAGGTGAAAAAATGACAGACCAGTCAGCCGATCTAGTAACGAAAATTGACGTTATTCCAGACCTTGACGGGCTCAACAGCTTTGATGCTGCGATTGATAAGGCTATCGCAAAGGTTAATCAGCTTGACGCCGCTATCAAGCGCGTCAACAACCTGAAGCCTGCAAGCCCCTACGCGCCCAGCAGTGCATCAACAGCGCCGACAGCCGCCGCTACAGCAGCAATAGCCACAGTAGCCGCTACAGGCACGAATTTGATTGCTCGTACACCTCTGGCGGAGACTGTACGCCGCGAGTCTCAGAAGGTCGCACGTGCAGCCGTTCAGGGCATGGGTAACGGTATTGGCCTTCCTCTTCTGGGCGGTGGCGGTTCTGGTGGCGGAGGTCTGCTATTGCCGCCGCCCCGCGCTGGTGGTTTTAACCCGTTCGACGCGTCCAATTTTTCCGGCGAGCCGCTAAATACCAGGAAGAAACCTGTTGCTGATGCCGTACAGAGCGGGATACGTAACCCGTTTGGTGTTGATACGATGCTGGCAGGGGCCGGGCTAACTGTTGGCATTATGGCGGCGGGTAATGCGCTGGCTGACAGCCTTGATTCAATCCAGCGGCAGCAGGCGCAGATTGCGAGGTTGACGCAGACAACCGGCGACGCAAAAGAGGCGTTCTTTGCACTTAATCAGGCCGCGAGTGATGTTCGAAGCGACAGTGGGGCGTTTATCTCAACCTATACCAATATGGCAACCGCCACGCAGAAGCTTGGAAAGTCTCAGGAGGAAACAATCCGGGCAACGCAGGGGCTGGTAGGCGCATTGCAGCTAGGTGGAGGCAGTGCTGAAGCGGTAAACGCAGCGCTTTACCAGATGGGCCAGGCATTTTCT